GATGCCTTGATTGATGGCACCGAAGTTCTTTAAGACGGAGATTGTTTCAGTTGATAATTTCATAATATAGTTCCAAAAAGTTTATGTATCCAAAGAATACATTGTATCATGTTCATATAGAAACATGAGGCAACACATAGCGTGTGCTAAGTGATGTTTACCGGATTCAGGGTCGAGAATTTCACCCTTCTTCCATGCCCAAAGATGCCGTTGAAGTGCATCATAATACCTGCGTTTAGAATCAGGTACTCTTTTCCAATTATCTCTTTCATACTTCTGAGCACCAAACGTCAGTACATCAACAGTAGCTTCAAGTGCAAGAGGTGGTAACAAACCAAATTCTAGTTTGTTACCATCAAATTTACGACCACCTGTTGTTGCAGTTTGTGAAGCTTTAACAACATCATCGCTCATTATAATTTTCCTGTATACTGTGCAACAGCAGGCATATTACCAGTAAAGGCGTATGTACCGATGTGTTGTGTTTTCATCCAAGGGCACAAGAAAATTTGTCCGCCCATTTTGCGCCACAGTTGGCAGAACATATAATCTTCTGATAGGTATCGGTCTGAACCACCACCAACAATAGATTCTTTGGTGTCAATCACAGTATCAAAGTATGCGTGAATGTAACGTGAACCATCAAAGTTGGCTTGGCCAACATGGTCTGGTTTGTAACGAATAGAAGGATATTCTACTTTCATTTTATCAAACACATTACGTTTTACCATCATGTAACCTGTACCAATTTCCATAACCTCAAGAGGTTCTGTTACTTGAAATTGTTGTGTGCCTTTAACTACGTTGAAGACATATTCACCAACAAGTGCTTCAAGTTCTTTTGGTTCTAAGTCAGGATGATTACGAGCTGCAGTAGCAATGTTACCCCAATTCATTGACTTCTTAGGATAAGGACCACCGATAACATCTTTATCAAGTGCTAACAAAGCAATTACGTCTTGTGCATTGAAGTGAATGTCGCTGTCGATGAACAGCATGTGTGTGTAATCTGTGCGTAAGAATTCATCAACCAAATAGTTGCGAGCCCTTGTAATCAATGATTCGTTGAATAGGAAAGAAAACTTAATTTCAATACCATAACGATGCATTGTTGTTTGTAAGTCTAAACAGGACTTCATGTAAAGTCCGTGGTTCATACCGCCATACATTGGAGTGGCAACAAATAACTTATGTTGCTTTAATTCTTCTAGTTTAACTTGTATTTCCATAATGTATCCATAAAATAAAAAAGAGGAGAGGATACATTATATATCCTGTCCTCTTAGGTTTTGCTAAGAAATCTTAGGCAAAAGCACGTTCACCTGTAGAACGAATTGCAGCAATACCTGCAGCGACCATACGCTTAGTTGGTGTGCCCAAACGGTAGAAAGCAACTTTCTCTCCGCTTGTATTGTAACGGGTATTCAAGTAGATTGCATGACCTTCATTACGCAACTCATTGATAGTTGCGGATGGGTTTGCAACACCGAAAACTGACTGCATTTTGTTTGCCGTCAAAGTGTTGTAAGAACCTTCTTTAGAAAGGTAAGCAAGAACTTTAGATTTTGTAGACATAATATCTCCATGATAAAAACGAATCGCAAGAAAAAAATATCTGAGAGGCGACTCAATCTCTCAGATGATGTGTAAGTATAACACAATAAAGAAGGTGTGTCAATGCTTTTACAGGCAAATAACACACCACTGCCTCAATTAAAAGGGAATATCAGTCTCATCTTCAACTTCTTCTGCCGTCATTGTGGAGGCAAGAATCGTTTCGGTATTTGCACCTGCATCCACTTTAGTGTACAGGTCAAGGAAAGATGCCTTTGTATCGTCATCAAATCGGTTCAAACAAAGACCAATCGCCTTCATCTTATCACCAAAGATACCGAATGTTTCAACAATGTGAACTAAACGGCGAGTAGAAATCACTTCATCACAACCGCCATCAGCGAATGTTTTACGAATAACATCAGCCCATGTAACAAGTTTTTCAGCAAACTCATTATCGGTACGACCAACAGAGGTCAATTCTTTTTCGATAATCTTACGTTCGGTTTTAACAGGAGGAAATTCTTGTTCCATTGTTGTACGAAATCTTTCCAAGAAAGCTTCGTTCAATACGTTGGTGAACATATAACGACCATCATCAGAACCTTTACCTTTTGTATTTGCAGTAGCAAACACGGTAAAACCTGGAGCAGGTACAATCATTTCACCTTTTTTCTTCAGCATGAAAGGTTTGCCTTCAAGTACACGTTGCAATGAGGAAAGATTTTGAGCACCATAATCAATTTCATCAATACACAAAACGGCACCTTGTCGAGCAGCAGTAGTCACAGGACCATCACGCCATTCCATATTACCATTAATCAGAACAAAGTTACCGAGTAAATCACTTTCATCGGTTTCAGGCGTCATTGATACACAAATAAATTTGCGTTTTGATTTGGCACAAGCCTGTTCAATAGACATTGTTTTACCATTACCAGAATGACCAGTAATGAAAACAGGGAAGAAGCGGTGTGCATTTACAATTGCAAGCACATCTTCAAAGTTGCCAAATGGCACATAATTTTTATAAGCTTTTGGAATCAAATCAGTAGAATCCAAATCAGTTTGAATATTCTGAATACGATTCTCGGATTTTTCTACATGTTTAGTCATGGGTAAAACTTGAGCTGTCATTTCAATTGCGGGAACAGGAGTAGATACTACGCCACTTGATGGCACTTTGTAAACACCTCTACTAATTTTATTTTTTTCATCATTGGTAAACCAATAAGGATGAGCAATGTTTATTTTCTCACAAATTTCTGTGATTTCTGTTTTAGTAACCTGATTTTTACCAGTTAATACTAAAGTACTAATAAACATTTCTTTTTTCTGAGCACGATTCATAATATAAAAACCTCTTTAATTCACAAGATACACATAGTATAACACAACTGGCCGATTTGTCAACCAGTGTGTTGCCTAGAAACAACAGTTCAAACTGCCATTCCCTGAATGAATTTAGATACTAGTACCCGATTCACTTGTTTCTTTTTTGCCATTTTCATAAAGGCATTTTTTAGTTTACCTGATGTAACTTTTCCATCAATTTCAATTTCTTCATTCTCGGTTTGCAGCTCAGCACCACCTGCAATGAGGTAGAATGAATTGTAACCAGCAGTATTCGCAATCAAGAATTTATCTTGTTTGAATTTTTTAATCAATTCTTTTTCTTTATCATATGCACCAATCATATTGTTTCTACGCATGTCTTCAATTGTAGAACCATCTTCAAAGTGGTAACGATTACGAATCGCACCTTTTGCATGGGAATTTCTTGTAGCAAGAATAAAGAAACCAAACACTTTGGATTTTCCTACAACACGAATCCATTCTAATGCAGACCTCAACAATTCTTCATTGGTGAAATATGAATAATTTTTCTTGTTATCCATTTTCATTGCATATTCAAATTTGTTTTTACGGTCACGCACAACAACATTGTATGATCGAACATCAAAACCATAACTGTGAACATATTTTTCAACTTCACTATCAGAATTTTTGTATTGATTTTCAATGTTATAATATGCGGAATTATCTGCATCACCATCATGTACAATCACCAAACTTGTCAAGTCAAGGTTATTGGTTTGACGGAAGTTTTCCATGATTGAACCAACTGCAAAGACAGCCTGAACCAAAGGTGTGTTGGAAAGATTCTCACTTAGAGGACGGCCAACACGGTTGCGAGCATAATTTCTACCGATAGTGTAACTTTGTTTCAACAAAATCATGTTTCGTAAACTTTTTGTAAACTCAACATTAGACATTTTTGAATTCAAGTACTCACGCAATTGAACATTAGAGAAACCTAATTCACCAACTTTGTTAGAGAATGAACGATTACTATTGTCATATTCATTATAGTTTTTAATGTTATGGTCAATCTTAAATGTATCGGTACAATCAGTAAAACCAAACACACGGAAAGGAATGTTCACTTTGCGGCAGAACATGGTAAGAACCAAAATCTGTTCAATTGAACCAGACATATTTTCTGACATAGAACCAGAACAATCAAGCAACAGCACAAGACCATGAGACTTGCCTTTTGGTGTCAACATCACTTTGCGGAAAATGTTGTCATCAAACTTATAACCTGCAAGTTTGTTAATGTCAATATCACCAGTATCGGACAGTTTAGATTTACTGAACGCCTTGGCAGCCTTACGCATTTCAAATTCTTTTGCAAGCAGACCAATGTAACGGTCATTCTTGTTTTTGAAATCATTCACCAATGTTTGAACATAGGCATTATCAAATGCACCATCAGTAATTTGGTTGGCATAGTATTCACTTAACAATTCTTGAACACGTTTAGGTGGTGTAAATACATTTTTAGCATTTACAGTAGGCACATCCACATAAAGATATGGTTTGCATTTTTCATCAAGCAATGAATTTTCATTTTTGCGGTACGAATCATCTGTTTTACATTCAGGTGAAAACTGGTCACGCTGTGATTCTGCCGATTCTTTGAAACGGTCTAATTCACTTGTTGATTCAGATTCATCTTCAGCATTTTCACCATCTTCAGCAGAAGATTTAGATTCTTCTTTTTGTTGTTCTGATTGTTCATCAGATTTTTTAGATTTGTCATTTTGTTGTGGCTGACCATCTTCATCTTCATCTGTATCATATTCAAAATCAGAATCAGAATCATTATATTCACCATCAGAATCATCATCGAACATTTCAAAATCACGCATTTGTTTTTCCATTTGCATGTCAAATTGTTCATCTTTGGAGTAATCGTAAATTTCACCAGTCAAAGCAAGAACATCTTCCCATGTTTCAAGGTTTTGCACCTTGAGAACATAGACCATTTCTTCTGTGGTGAATTTAATGTACTCAGCAGTATATTGTGATTTTGTGTAAAGATTCAATCGCTCAATAAATGACAAATCATTTACATTCTTATATTGAATACCGAAAAAATCACGGTCAAGTAATTCCTGAAAACCTTTTCTAAAAGAAGTTTTCAGACCTGGAAATTTACGGGTTACTTTTTTCTCAATGCGAGCATCTTCTACTACATTAAGGAAAGATTTGAAATTCTTGCCTTTAGTTTCATCGGTAGCAACATCATGCCAGCCATCAGCTGGTGTGTATAGTGCATGACCAACTTCATGCCCGCCTAAATGGTCGTACATAAAACCAGTCATGTCTTGCCAGATTGGCAAATACAAAACACGATTAACGGGGTCAAATTTAGCGGTGTGAATTTTTTGATGTTCAACCGTAAGGTTCTCACTTGCCATTAGTTTGGTCAAGAGATTTTTTTGTTCAACTGTAAAACTCATTCGTTTTCCTATTTCGATGTATAGGTGTATTATAACAGAACCGGACAAGAAGTCAAGCTGTTTGTTGCGTAAAAGCAACAGTAATACTTTTGTTTTAAGAATGGAGCGGATATCAGGAGTTAAACCTGACTGCCTATTGGGATAGGTTGTCTCGGACTCTCCGCATTATGTTGATATTATAACAAGTATTTAGTTACTTGTCAAGCATTTTTGAGGCAATAGTAATCATCTACCTATTTGACCAAGGTACTTTGCCTTAGTTTCTTCCCAGTTCATATAGATTAAATCATCAAGGAACAAGGTATCATAAGACACTTTGTTTTTCTTCTTTAGAAAACCAATACGGCCACGGGCATGTTTATCTTTCCAAATTTTTACTAATGCTTCATAACTAGAGTCAAACTTTTTAACAAGTTGATTCTCTTTAATATCACCACGCAAAAACTCATTCGTATTAGTATATAGTTCACTAAAGTAAATACCACGAGCATGGTCTGAACGAATCAATTCTTTCGGTATCTTCATCTGTGCATACACAAATTGTAATGAACGATTCTTGTGGTCACGTTTGTATGGCTGACCTGTTGACTTGGTTGCGATGTACCATTCAAAATATTTTCGTGTGTGTTTAACTTTCAACCAATCACGAATCATATAAATTGTTTCTTTCTCTGGTTCATATGATACAGAACCTGCTGTGAAACCCATCTTGTCCCAATAATCTAAACCATCATACTGAGATAGACCGCCAGCCTTTGTGTTTCCATATAATGATGTTGTTGTAACACCGACCATGATATCACCATATTGTTGTTTCCATAATTTCTGTACTTCATCAGATAAACAAAGCAATGACAACAATTTGCCACCAACATAATTATAACCAAGTGGTTGTGTTGGTACGATTGATGAACCGATACCTGTATGATTAATCATACCACCTTGTGTCTTCAATGTTCTGTCCCAACCAATGTGTTTATCACGGGGTGTTAAGTCAAGGAAGTCGGATGAAATTGTAACGACACCAAGATACTTACTTGTCTTATTGTCTTTTACAATGAAGTGAAGATTTCGGCCAATGTTACTGTTATTACGACCATTGGTAATGAAACTCTTTAATGCATTACAACGAACAGGCAAGTCCATGTTGCGTTCAATGTTATATGATACAACAGAGCCATCAACACCTTTCTTGGTGCCCTTGCCAGAATCATCTGTATATTCAAGTACTGGTTCCAAGTCCATGTAGTCTTCTACACTTTCAGGTATCCAAATGTTACTCTTTGCTTCTGCAATATACTTTGCCTGTACAGGGTCAGCCAAGAATGTTTCTTCTTCACCAAAAAGTGTGTTAACACTTTCAGTAGGAAACTTAGACTTGATTTCATGCCATTTCTGATAGAGTGTGTACTCTTTGACATCCATTGCGGAAACATATGTCAATTCTTTAATCATACGTTCACGCAAAAGATTTTCGTCAATCATAGGCATTTTATCTTCAGGATTCTCCTCAAGAAACTTAGCCCATTGCACCTCTACATCATCAACTTTTTTCATTTTTTTCTTCTTACAATTTTCTTAATCAATTTTTGTTGTTTGCGAGCAGCTTGTAAAATAGATGCGGCACCAACATAATCGGTAAACTTAACACCATTCAAATGGTCAAGTTCATGTAGAAAACATCTTGCAGTAAGACCATCAAGTTTTACTTGTGTTCTTTCGCCATTTTCATTTGTGTATTCCACTTCAATCCATTTTGGTCGTGGTAATTTTAGAAAGAAAGCAGGAAATGAAAGACAACCTTCGGTATCTTTTACAAGTTCTTCTGATACTTCAATGACTTTTGGATTGATACATGCCATTTGAAATTGGTCTGTACCAATAACAAATACACGTTCTTTTACTCCACATTGATTAGCTGATAATCCTAATCCACTATAAAGTTTCATAGTCAACTTCATTTGTTTGACCAAGTGTGTCATTCTTGTGTTTGGTAAAACACCAACAAACTCAGGCATAACTTCTGATAACATGGGAAGTTTATCATCAAATACCTGTAATGGTTCGACCTTTGGTTCAGGTTGTTTTACACCTGCCGCAACTTCGGTATCAATAGTTAAAATATCACTCATTTTTGTTTACCCAATCTTCTGCATAAATTTCTGCATCTTCTTCATTATTAAATCTTGTCGTGTAGTATACACTAGTTCCACTCTTTACTGTGGCAAAGAATCCATTTGCATCTCGGTATACTGTCGCTTCATTATTATTATTGTCACCGTAAAACTTACTTAACTCAATCATTTCATTATCCTACTAAAGTTATTTACCTTCTCAAAACGAATCACATTGGCAAACTTGTCTACGAGAATATCACCTTTATGTGAAATCACAAACAGGTTTACACCTTCAAGCATATGAAGAATCTTCATTAGTTCTTCTGTGCCATTTGTATCAAGGCTTGAATCAAACACTTCATCAAGTATCAACAAATTGGTATTGGATGAATTCTTCAACTTGGCAACTGCACGCCATGTTAACATTAGTGCCATGTCAATTCGTTGTTTCTCGCCTTCACTAAAATTATTATAGGTGAAATCATCACGATGCCTTGATTTGATTGTTTCTTTAAATGATTCATCAAGGTTGAAGTTCACAAAGAAATCTAATGATGCAAGATACTTGTTCACCAATTTGTTAATGATTGGCAAGTATTGTTTAATAATCTTTGTTTTGATACCTGTATCTTTCAACAGGCCAGAGGCAACTTCAAAATAGGACTTCTCATCAATTAAGTGTCTTAAATTACTCTTTAACTCAGTTAATGTATCATTTAATGTCTTTAATTCCAATTCTTCTTTTTCTGTAGATGCCTTGTTTGTTTTTAATTCTTCAATTAACTTTTCTAATCTTGCAATGTATTTGTTTGTTTCCGTAATAGAAGTGTTCTTGGTTGCAATCTCAATCTGTAACGACTGAATTCGTTTTTGAATTTCAGTTATCTCATTCAGTTTAGTTTGTTCTGCCAATAACTTAACTTCTAATTGGGATAGACCGTGTTCACATTCTTGAGCCTTAGTTTGCAGAGTTTGTAACTCCGTTTCCTTAAACTCGGAGGCAATGGCCTGCCTGCACGTTGGACAATCATCATTGTGCTCAAAGAAACTGATATCCTTTCGAAATTTGGATATATTGCTTTCAATCTGAGATTCAATTTTTGTAAGTTGTTTGACCTTATTCTCAACCAAAGTCTTTTCTGCCACCATGTTTTGATGCGTTTCGACTTGTGAGGAGAGGTTAGCAATTTCGCCATGTAAGGTTTGTATGGTACTCGTATTGATTCGTATCTCACTAACATATTCAGTCACCTTGTCTTCATTGTTTTGTTT